ACACACTATCAGGAGCTAACGGCTTGCTAAGGTCATAACTAAGCGCTTCTGTTACAACTGGATAATCGTACAGTACTTTGCCAATACTATAAGTAATGTCAGCGCTGTCAACCATAGAAAAAGTATCTGCAAGCCCTTTTATAGCAGTCCGAGTTGAGCTATCTAAAAAGCCGGTGTATGTATCTGCTAGAACCTTTGTGTTAGTTAAACTAACTAAATCTGTTGGGGTTATTATTTCTACCCCTAAAACATCAGGAAAAGTTACAGCCGCACAGATATTTACGTCTAAATAACTGACACTAAAAGTAGGCTGTAGGTAAGAAACCTCTACTTTTACCGCTTGGTCAGGATTAAGGCAATTAAATGCCATTAGAAATCAGCGCGTAAGGTAAAGCTAAGTAAGTCAAAAGCCGTCAAAATCTGACCATTAAAACTCATCTCAATTTCACCTTGATACTGTCCTGCTGGCACATCTAATGTAGTTCCTGGAAAACCAAAACGAACAACACCATTAGCTGCATTTACTTTTGAACAAGTTAGTGTAGATAAAACTGTAGTACTACCAAGGGCACGAAACTTAACAACTACTGTAGTTGTAGCCGCTGAAAGGTCAATTGGGTCCCCAGTTTGCCGGTCGGTAAGAGTTAGAGTTACCTCTGGTAAATTGTCGTTTTGTACTATGCGTATAGTGCTCATGCCCACCTCTGGAATTCGGTTCTTGTAGAAGCTCGTGTAAGCCCCTTGTTCATCTGGATTCTAGCTCTACTGATATGATAATTAAACATCTTAGCGGCTTCAATAGCCCCTGCTTTATCGGTGTAATCCTGCCGTGGCTGAGCCAATAAACGAGCTCTAGCGCCCCAAGCAATAGCTTCTGCCCACTGCTCATAGATTTCAGAATCAATCTCCGTAGAGTCTTGAGTCGGGGCTAAAGCGGTTCTTAAATACAAAGCACCTGGTTGGGTAATATACGGAATAGGTACTAAAAGAACTTCTGGTTTAATAGTCCTGGTAATATACTGAGGTGATCCCTGCAACTGATCCCATGCCCCCATGCGGTAAATATCAGCTAATTCGTCAGGGCTTTTAGGAATAAGCAACGCAGTGTTAAAGTAAGCTTGAATGGGCCCTACCAGCTTGGTGTCTGCTGGGGTGTTAATTACATAACTTGCTTGCCCATTAACTATGTTAATAGCTGGAATGGTGTACTGCCAATAGTAAGTTCTTTCACAAAACTCAATACAAGCCTGTTTAATTGCGTCAATAGCAATAAATTCAGATGCATCAGGTACATATTGCAGTACTCGAGGCAAAAACTCGTCGTAAGAAACGGAAAAACCGTATGCTTGGGTCATGACTCAGATCCTGGTTTGCTTGGGTCTTTTGGAGCAAAATTTTGATTTGGGCTATTAGCTAACTCAGAAGTTGACTTAATTTGCATAGAAGCCATAAATGTAGCCAAGTATCCGCTTGCAAGCTGTAATCCTGGAGCATACTCTGCATCTTTACTACAAGCTCGATAAAGAATGTAGTCCAATAGAACTGGCTCAAAAGTATCACTAATTGATATTACAGTACTTTCTGAAGTAATCATCGGAGGTACTGGAGCGTAATTAATTTGTACATAACCCTGACCATTGTTAGGAGGGTATACATAAAACACTGTCTGATCTTGTTGATCGAATATGTAATGTTTTGGAACTGCAGACCTTGCGGCTGCATGCCAAGTAGGGTTAAAAGAATCAATTAGTTCTCTAGAAGTTACTCGAATTGCACGCCCTGGCGTAGAGCCATTTGTGCCCATGTATCGAATAAGTTCTAATAAAGTCCATCCGTCTGACGGAATATTCTGTCTAGTACCTGCAACTAATTGAACTGTGCTGACTTTATTAGTCGCACTAGGGGACATGACAACAATTTGTTTCTGCCCTTGATTAAGCCAGTCTAGTAATTCAGCACGCGACCAACGAGTATTACCAACGTCAGTTAACTGAATCGCTGCTTTGTTAATTATAGATTGAGCGGTAATTGTTCCCATAGTCCTATTATATATGGAAGAGGGGTATTACCCCCTCTATTTATTACGCTGAAAGAATCGAATACCAGTTAATGCCATCAGCTGATACAAACATTGCATTTTTGGTCGTAGCGATAGATAAACTACCGTTTGAAGTACCATTCATTGTTCCGCCAACAGGAGCATAAACCAATAAAGCGTTTGCGCCGCCGTTACGAACAATAACACGAGCACCGGCAGGAATAGCCAAAACAGCGCCAGTACCAGATGCTACAGTACCAAAAATATTAGCATCGGCGGAAATAGCCAAAGCATCTGCTTGAGTTGAGCCAGCGGCGGTTAAGCCGGTGACAACATCACCCAAAACAACTTGCTCAGCCATTTCTCCCCACATGCCTAAAGAAATAAGCTTATTTTGAATCGTCATACAAATCTCCTAGATTAGAATAGGGGTGGGGGGTGTCCCCACCCACCTATCATCAGCTATTAACCTGCTGCTTGCAAGAGTGCCAAACCATCGGCNTGAACAACTTTGTANCCGTAGACGTTTAAGCCACGGATCAAAGTGCCGAAGTCGTTGGGGTTCTGTAAGCTCTCAACCTTAGCAATTTGTGATGCAAAGGTAATGGCAGATTTGTGACCAGCCATGATTGCATGACGCTTAAGAGCATTAGCTACAGCACTTCCGGTATAGCTTTGGCCAGCTGCTGCACGTGGTAGCAAGTTGGAAACATATACAGTGAAGCGATCAATCATACCAATCTTACCGTTACGGAGGATTGAAGATGGGTCACCCATGAACTGAGCTTGAGCAAGGTTAGATTGCATCAGGATTTGACGCTCTGTTGGGCTAATAACGAGCCAACGGTCTGTCTCAGGAACGTTTGCCTCATCCAAAACGCTTGACAAAGCAGTGATGCTTTGGAGGATGTTAGCAGCGGTTAAAGTTACAGGAGCAAGATCAGTACCTAAGTTGAAAGAAGCAGAGATCTTACCAGCGGTTGCACCTTGGTTAGTTGCAGCACCTTGGTTAAAAGTACCAAGCAATACATCGGTATCAACAGCAATCTTCATCTGCATAGCAGCGTCGTTGGTGAATACGTCCATCAACTTTGGCTTAGCTTGTAACTCGAGAACGTTGTTAACGTTTACACCGAAATACTTACCTTTGGCAATTGTTAAGGTAATGGTGCTTGGAGCAGGAATCTCATAAGCAAGATTCTGACCAATGCTGTAGTTGTTGATGGTGATTGTTGGGATGGTGTTGATAATTACGGAATCGCCCATACCAGTGATGTCGCCTTGCCAGTCGGTGTTAGCGATTTCACCAAAAACGGTTGCGGCATAGAATTTCTGTGCCAATTTGCCCGACCAGAGGGTAGGGATGAAAGTACCAGAGTAGGCTGTACCTGCGTATGCAGTTTGGCCGTTTGGTGCATTAAAACCACCCGCATTAATGGGGTAGGCTGCTGCTGGGGTTACTGTAGACATTTAAATTTCCTTTCGAGTGTCTATTTAAACTTCCGCTTTCACCCCAGGTTGAGCTCTTATCGAATTCGCCCTTCGGCAATTGCGGTGTGAATTTGTTTTTCCATATCTGCCGCTTCCTGTTCATCGTAGAAGCCTCGTCTCCAATCATTGTAAAACTGCTCAATATCCTGATTAGTGAATATTTTGTCATTTACATTGTCGGAAGGCGTCGTCGTAGAACGAGTACGGGTCGGCGCAACTTGACGCTGAAGCTCTTGCTTTGCCTTACTTGGAGCAGGAGTTTGCGGTAGGGTCTGCTTATAAGCCTTAAAGATATTAGCCACACGGGTAACATCTAAAACCTCATAAGCATTCGATAACGCAGCTTGGCGAGGTACTCCGTAAACTGGATCTACTTGCTGGAGCCACGCTAAGAAACCTTGATCAACGTTCAAAGCTTCCCAATCTGAAACCTGCTGTCCTAGACCCACCAAGAATCTGTCTTTATCAGACACTACTTGACGTTCGGATACACTACCAAGTTGTCCTTTTAGCTCTTTGATCTCTTGTACCAGTTGCGCTTCACGCTCCCGCAGTGTTCCCACTTTGGATTCGGTAGCACGCTCGATAAGATCAATCAAATCAGGGCCAAATGCTTCTTTGTCTTGTTCAGTGATTAAAGACTCAACTACCTGTTTTTGCTCTACTTTAGTAGCCTCTACTGCAGCCTTATCAGCAATTAACTGCTGCATTTGCGTTTGCATCTCACGCATTTGACTGTGTAAACGGGGCACTTCAGCGTCGTACATCCCTTTCAAAGTATGGTACTTGTGAGCCCATTTCTCTTCAGGAATCTCAGATTGTCTAGTCTCTTGTGAAACAGTATTGTCAGGCGGCAAATCATTCGGTGGCGGATCAGCTTGAATATCCTGATCTACTTGTTGATTTACTGGGTTAGTCTCCGAGGAGTCCTCCCCGGTCTTTTCGCCATTAATATCGGCCACAATACGGTCTGCTTCTTCCAGCTGTTGCTGGACTGCCTTTGGCAATGCCATTTCTATCTCCTTTAGCTCCGACTCTTACGTACGCTCCGTTCTTGACGGTCTGCGCAGGCTCGAATAACGGTCTGCTACTACGGTTTAAATACTAACCTTTACGATTAGCGCTTAGTTTGGTGACTAACTCATTTGAGTTTTTAATATGGGCGAGTAAGTCCGCCAATATTGCGGCTTCACCTTGGAGCCGGTAAATATGTTCTTGTTGTATAGTTCCTACAAGTTGTTCGAGGGTTCCATTTCGGCTGTCCCTCAGCCATTCAACTAGTGGACCAAATTCTTCTGCCTGTAACCGTTGAAAACAACGAGCCACACGCTCATCTAGTCTTTGCATTACTTACTTGCAGAGACCTTCAGTTTTTGCGGATTCTTGAGCGTACTCTTTACCGCCGCGCATGCCTAAAGCATCGTTATCGCCGTCAGAACCACCTGCGCCCTGAGTAGCAGCACCTTTGCTCATGCCATCGGTCTTTGCAGACTCTTGAGCATATTCAGCACCACGCTTTTCCATTGGGGAAATAGCTTTCATAAAAACTCCTTTTTGTCATCAGACAACTGTCTGACTTAGTTACTATTTACAACGTATATACAACTTTGTCAAGCTTTACTGCGAAAATCTATTTGTTACTGGTGCACCATCCATCAAGTTCTGACCCTCTGGCGGTGCAGGAGGTGTTCCACCTGCTTGTGCTTGTCCGCTTTGTTGAGCCATTTCTTGTTGCATTTGTGCTTGCTGAATTGCCTGTGCCTCAATTGCTTTGGCTTTCATCATCTCAGCCGATGGCACAATTTTATCAACATTCATGTCAAGAGTCATAGCAGTCTGACGTAACAATTCGGCAATACCTTCCATACCGACAACTTGCTGAGCCGCAGGACTATTGAGCGCAATACCTAAGAATTCGTTACGACGTTGCTGTGCAGCTTCTTTTTCAAGGATCGAGGAAGCACCACGAGCCACAATATCTACGTCACCTTTGAGATCTGGATCGTCAGAATACCGCATGTTGTAGTAATACAAACGGTCNATACATGGCTTAATAACGTGTTCATCGATGTTTGCGATGACTTGTTTGATNGATTTTCCTGCATTTGTCATAAGCATCGACATACCAGAAGCAGTTCTACCTGCCCCGCCTGCGGGCGCACCGCCGGTCATATATCGTGGAATACCTGTGTACTCATCGGCAAGAGTAGCAAACTTTTCGTATACCGCCATCAATTCATTGGCTTGTGAGCTTGGCTGATAGAAAGATACAGGAGTTTGGTTTGCACCTAATGGATCAGATGTAACTTGCCAGATCTTCCAGGGGTATAACTGAGTGATGTTTTCACCTTCAGGCAATCTGTCGATGTTGTACACAACCTGTGGGCCCGAAGCCAAAGACATGTTGTTTACTATGCTACGAGCTGCAGCATTACAAATATCTTGCGTATCACGGCAAAGATCAGCTACTCCATTACCCCAGAACGCTCCTGGAACTTCTTCGTAAGAGGTTTTGTAATAAGGTTTACGACCTAATGGGTCTGGATTAATAACTGCTTTGATAATCCATGTGCCGATAAGCCATGCTTCGATTGGATATTCAGCCATTGGGTCTGGAACTTCTTCTGGGGACATACCCCAGTCAATTAACAAACGACCTTGTACAGAGCCCCAGAACTGAAGTGCATCAATTAATTCTGATGGGTTTTGACCTGCAGCAGTTGTAGATTTACCTTCAGCTGTTGCGCGAGTAAGGTCCACATAGATCCATTCGCGTAAGCCGCCCTTTCCATAAGCTTCAAGGACTTGACGTATGGCTCCATCGCTATAACCATCAACTCCAATAAGTTCGTGAAGATCAGCCCGTGATAATTTGTGTCTTTCAAGTAAGTACCCGTCGTTAATAGTTGAGCAATCAGGAGCGGGGTAAATATTAAATGGGCTTACTCGTTCCCACTCTAATGCTAAAGTTTTTTGAATTTGTAAGTCGTACCCACCGCCAGGCAGCTTAACCCATTTTAACTCGGGTCTATTACGAACAACAGGGCCTTTTAGAATTGCAGATGGGAATGTAACTAAGTCGTCAATAAACTGAGCAAACGCTGTAGTCCACTGACCTTCAATCATCTGCTGATGCATTTTCTTTTCCATGCGCTTAGCAGTTTCTTCGGCAATCTCACCGAGCTGGCGATATGCAGCATCTTTAAGGTCAAGCAGCATCTGACGTACTTCGACATCAGTAGGATTTATTCCTGACGTAAGCATCTGCTCTAATTGCTGTTGAGCACGCATCATCAAGTCTTGCAGAATATCTGGTTCCATATCAGGAATCGGACTAGGCTTTAAGCTCCATGGTTTTTCTTCAGGAGTAGACATAACAACATCGCGAAGCCAGCTTGAAGCCGCACGGCATTTGTTCGAAGTTAGCATCATAAATATTGACGAACTTCCCTGCTCACGCAGCTGCGCTAATTTGTCAGGATCATACTGTCCACGACGTGCTCGAACAGATTTAAGCATTTGCTGTTCGACTGTGTACTCTTTAGCCATACGAGCNTACATCCACTTCTGNTTGATGTATGCAGCAAGATTCTGTACTACTGGGCTAGAATTTGCAGTGACGGCTGCAGCACGCTCCTCTTCTTGGAGCTGCTTAATCGATTTGATTGGCACGATCCCACCAACGGTTGTATAACCGGGGGCAGTCGCGTTTGTAATATTTAACGCAGCATCCATAGACTATTTCGAAATGTCAATACTTGCTTTATAAGTGATAAACCATTGATCTGTCAAGCCCTATTCCCAAACAAATGAAGTTTTGTTTACAATTCTTGCTTTTCGGCTTAACACATCACCTGTAATGTTTCCATCTGCATGCAAACACGCATACTGAAAGGCGTCCGCAATGTGAGAGTAACCGTTTTTTTCCGGTTTGTCGTCGGTATCGCCATTATTTTTAATTTTATACCTATATCCGCCTCTTAGTGCATTTATTAATTCTTTGCAGCTTGGATCAATAAGCATAGCTGGTTTTCCATCAGCTATACGAGTTAAAAGTGCATCTACGGCGGAAAGTCTAGCCACAATGCTGTTCGATTTAGCCGGAATTACCCTAAATCCTTCTGCTTTTAGGATGTCAAACACGCTTCGCTCATCTGTCTGCGCCCTCTGTTGACCAGCTGGATCACCAATAATTAGCACTGGCATACCGGGAAATTTGTTTGATAACAAGGGTTTGAGCTTCTCCCTTGTNAATCTAAGAGTCCCCATTCCGTCAGATACTAAGTTCGCATAGGTCAAAAATCTTCCCTGCGGATCAACCTGCGATATAGTGCAGGCGGGGGTTAAGCCAAAGTCCATCCCAATAACTAGCGGGTTCGTGGACAATTTTATATAGTTTAACTCTTTTTCAGACACATGAATATCACGATCGAAAGCCCTAAACACAGGCTGTCCGGACAACGATTTACCAAATTGCGCGTTGATATATACATCAATCCAATCTTCTGACTTACCTTCTGCCAAGTTTTCATAGTATCCGTCCGGTAAAAACTCAAGCCAGTCTGCCTCTTGGGATAATCCGCTAGGCTGGAAAAAGCATTCTGCATTGTCTGGTGGTTCACTTAGATATGTTTCCCAAAAGGTATCCATATCGGGCGGGTTGGTCATTCCCCAAATATGAGCATTAGATTGACCGTTGTCATCGACACAACCCACGCTGTTATCCAACTTAGAAGGGAAACGGCCAAGACGACCNTGTAGCGCNTTAAAGATGTCGGGGTTAATTTCTCTAAACTCGTCCAGAATTCCAAAAGAAGCCTGTAAAGACAATAACCGCCTAACGTCATTAGAATCATCGAGACCACGAAAAAGAATTTCACACTCAACATCGTCAAACCTCAGAATAAATTTATATTCGGACTTGAGATACGTCCCCGCTTGGCCGTCCGGATACCAGCGTAGTACGTCAGGAATTGAGGTGTCCCGCAGCTGCTCTCGTGTATTACGTACCCAAATCGCCCTAGAACGTCGTATTCCGTCCTTACATTTGGCCATTTTCGCCGCATGGTAGGCTATTTTCATAATCCCAGCAGTAGTTTTCGTACTACCCACTGGCCCCACGATAAGGGAAATAAAGGCGTCAGAAGTCAAGAACTCCTTAACCGATGCCGGCGGAGTGTACTGTAAGTTACTCATTTTTCAGTTTTTTCTGTTTAGACTGAGGGACTTGCTTAACTTCCTCTACAGCAGGTATGTCGATGGTTTTCTTAGCTGTGTCCGCCAAGTTTATGGTGATACTGAACCCTGGACCTGCCGCTATCTGGGCATTTGCCTTAGGTTCCATGTCTCCAAGTTTAGCACCAAGTTTTATAAACTCAAGCTTCTGCAGTAACGTCGCATCGTTTGACCGAGCAATTTTATACGCATCCTCGAACACATCTTCCGTCAGAGCCTTAGCCTTTATACGGAACGTAACCCCATTTTGCTCAAGCTCCGCCTTCTGCTTGGCAACAGCATCGTTAAATGGTTTCCACTGCTGGAGCGAAGTCCACCGCGTGTTTTCGAATCCATATCGAGCAGCGATCTCCTGGGGGTCTTCCATCCCTACAGCTATAGCCAGGATCATCTCCTGGGGTATATCAAGCGCCGGTGGAGGCGGCTGTATCGGTAGTAACTCGTCGTCCATCAAGGTAGTCAACTAGGGCCTGTCGAATAAGTTCTGAAACGGTTGTATGCCTTTTTTCTGCTAGAGCTCTGAGCTCCACCATAACTGGGTCGGGTAAAAAGAAATTATGGCGTTTCATTTCTTAACCGCCTTCTTCGCAACTGTCTTTTTAGCCGCTGGCTTTGCAATCGCCCTACGCTCCTCTTTTCCGGGGCGAGCAGGCTTAACTTGTTTTACGGGTTGGGGTTGTGGCGCTTGGGGTTGGGCCTTCGGACGGAAATAATCCAAAAGTTTTTTCATTGCTTCGGTTACCATGTTTTCTCCTTTGGTTTTTGTGCATCATACATCATGTGTGGCTGTTGTCAATACTATTTTTAGAACGCTTTTTTGATTTTGGTTTTTTGGCTCTGTCCTCCGCATAATGGTGCTTTCTATGGCAGTTTGCACACAATACGATACATTTCTCTCGGATTTCTTTTATCGCCTGCCCAATCATCCCGTCATGGACTAGTTTAAAAACCTTTTTGTTCGATGGGTCTCTGATTACGTGGTGAAAGTCCAATGCCGCTGGATGGTTTTCTGTGCAGTTGGTGCACTGCAGTGTTTTCTTAAAAGCATGCCATTCTTT